GATGGTGCTTGTGATTTTGCAGTTCGTTCGTATGGTAAACCAAGTTTATCAAAAACTTTGGCAACACTTCTTGCGGCCTTTAGTTGAACGTCTATTTGCGTTTCTTTTTTTATTTTGTGCAGGAGCTCTTCTTCTTGCAATGTTAACTGCTGCTTTAATTTATGAGCTCGTTGAGCGTCTACTCGGACTCCAAGGAAACGCATGTCTACCAGACAAGGAAAGAGATCAGTTTCCAATTCAAAAATAGACTCAACGTCTTGGTGTATTAATTCTTTTTTAAATATTTGCCATAGTTCTAATGTAAGCTCTGCATCTTTTTCTGCGTAAGATCCAACATACATTGCCGGAAGTTGCCACATATCTGCTTTAGGATCTAGTCCTCTAGACTTGGCTTCTTCATTTAATGCAGCTTCATTTTTACCATGACCTAAATAATCCCAAGACAAACTATTTAAATCAAATCTAAATCTATTCTCATCAATTAAAGATGCTGCAATCATAGTGTCTACTATTTGTCCATTAATTTTAAGACCCATAGATCTAATCCAACACACATCATACATAGCATTGTGAAATATTTTTATTGCATCTGATTCACAAATATCTTTAAACCACTCTAAAGTTTTTTTACGATTCATGTTTGGCCCTGATCCGTGAGCAATTGGAAAATAAAATTTTCTACCAGGTACAGCAACAGCTATACCCACAACTTCCCCATTGCCTATGATAGACCCAGATCCTTTAGATTTTAAATCAGGATCTCTTGTTTCTAAGTCAATCGCAATCTCGTCGTATTTCCTTAGATCAGGATACTCTTCAGGTTCATTCCACTCTGTCTGTGCTTCAAATAAAGGTACTTTCATTTTTTCTTTTTCATGTCATTAATTTTTAACATCTCTAACTGACAATAATGTACTATCTTTTTAAGATCTTCTACTCCTCCTTTTCGTTGATACCTGCAAACGTATTTAATAACGTTGCCTTGGAAAAAAGATAAATCATTTTTTGAAATAAACTCATAGGGTTGAATCGGAAACTTGGTGTAGTGATTCCCACCGACCTGGGTATATTGTGGAAATGTTTCTTTAAATATATCGTCGTTTGTCATAGTTGATATCCTTTCCTTTCAATTTTTGCTCTCATTAAATATAAATTTCTTTTAGCTCTCGTACAACCTACATACCATACTCTATGCTCTTCGTCACGTTTTATTATACTTTTTATTGTAGCTTCTCTTATTTTTTTAGCATTGTCTAATACTAAAATTACGTTCTCACATTCTCCACCTTTTGCTGCATGAATAGTAGATACTTTAATTCTTGCTTCATCACTTAATTTTTCTTTATTTGACAACATAAGTCTTATGTAAATTTTATCTTCAGCCGGTGCATTATCAAAACATTCAAACCATTTTAAATCTTTCTTGAGTTCTCTGTTGCCCATGTATTCTTTGATGTCCTCTAATGCTGTATCAGCTATTGATTCGCCATTTAACCATTTGCTATGATTAATAATGGCCCTGTATAATTTAGTATTGTAACTTTTTTGATGTTTGTTTTCATAATACAAACCTTTTACTTTTAACAGATCACATATTTCTTTAGATCTAGATAGAGTTCTAGTTAAGATTAACCAATCCTGACTAAATAAGTCAAGATTCTCTAAGCTATTGATTTTGCTACACAAACCTTCTTCATCTCTAGGAAGATAATTTTTAGTTGCTCTTAACCCTTCAATCCTAGCAGTAATAATTTCTGAAATGTCTTGCACTGCTTTAGGTATTCTACGTGATTTAGATAATACTTTTTCTACAGCTTCTTCTTGTATGAATCTATCTACATCTGCTCCTGCCCAGCCATATATTGCTTGGTCATCGTCTCCTGCAAGATAAACTTTTTTAGATTTAGATTTTAATATGTCGTAAAGTTTCCATTGTATTGGGGATAGGTCTTGAGCTTCATCAATAAATACTACATCAAAGTCAGGAATTTTATCAGGTTGTTGTACAATGTCATGAATCATGTCTGTAAAATCAACTAAATTATTTACATCCGGATGTTTATAGTTGTTATAGTTTGCTTCTATATGTTTTAAAAGATCTGGATCTACATTAGTAGAATGTTCAGCTGTGCAGTATTCATCCCACACAGGTATATCTTTTTCTTTAGCTTTTAAAATAATTTGAAAGTATTCATTATCGCAAGTTAAATAGGGTGAAGCATCTGTATCTTTTTTTGCATTAACCCTTACACTTAATTCTTTACCTAGATCATTGTAATGATAATCTTGCATTACATTTTCTTCTCTTAATCCTAAACTATGAAAAGCTAATGAGTGTAGTGTTTGAAAATATTTTAATTGTTTCTTTTTGTAATTAGGATTTTTTTTAAGCATCCTATCTTTTGCTTCGTTAGCTGCTTTACGAGTAAATGCAAAATAACCAATTTTATTTACGGGAGTGCCTACTCGAATGTAAGCCATAGCTCTCCTAATTAATTTTTCAGTTTTACCTGTACCTGGAGGTCCGTATATTTTAGTTACTTTTTTCATCAGTCGGTGCAAATGTGTCTACAAACTTTCCAGAAAAGTTAAATGTACCGTGATGTCCAACTTCACAATGGACTAAGGCATGAAGTTTAAATCCCGCTTGTCGTGCTATACTGCAAAAAGAAACATCTTCTCCATACCAAGCACCCTCTTTTGAATCAAAAGTATTTTCCCAAAAATTATATAAATATTTTTTAGCTTCATCTGAAATACCCGAAGCATATTTAATTTGTAATTGAGGATAATTTTTTATTAATTTTTCATACACTGATCTATGAATTAAAGTTAAACCTGCTGGTCCCCCTATAATTTCAGCGATCCCTGATTTATCTATATTAATATTTTTATAATCAGGAAATGCTACAGAATAAGATACAGAGTTATCATGAGTCTTTTTTCTATAAGGTGCACATATAAAATCTTTTTGAGCCATGATCATTGATCCAATAACTTCTGGTTCAAAACTTACATCTGCATCTACAAATAATTGGTAATCATAATTAGATTCTAAGAATAAAGCGGCTAAAATATTTCGAGAATAACCTACATAAGGAGACTTAAATGTAGATATATTTGTTTTGATTTTAGCTGCAGTAAATTTATCAAACAGTTTTATTAAACTTAAACAAGTCGGTACTTGCATTGTATCATAACAAGGCATTGATACATAAACCGAAGGTATTTTTTTGTCCGTCATAGTATATCCTTTTTGCTTTTCATTGGTATTATTTCAACAGGGTTCTCTTCTCTTTCAAAATGTGTCATTGATATTTTAACACATCTAACCGGGTTATGTGATTTTTTTTCTGATTCTTTTTTAGGATATCGTTTAAGACTCCTAAGTTCTGCAGTAAAAAAATCCATCATCATTTGTCCTGTCCTATCTATTTTAGATTTCCATTCTTTATTTTTTAAAAAATTATAGAAAGGATCAAATACAAAATAAGCAAAACCATCATCAATCAATGTGCTACCGCTTCTAAACGAAGCGTCACTTACTGCTGGTACACCATGAATATAGTCATCTAAATGTTTATGAAGTATTTCTTTTGGCGATGTACCTGGAGGAGCTTTTTCTGTTTTCATTCCTTGCCATAGGTTATCTAAAATATTTTGCATATCATCACCCTTGATTCGTGGTGGTGGAATAGGGGTATGAGCTCCAATTAAACGTCTAAGTTTTTCTTGGTCCATGATGTAATTAATATCTCTAGCGATTATCTGCTGCGTAGTTTCACCTTCTATTTTGTCATTGTAATGTACAGTGAATCTAAACTCTGGTTCAGGAGAATAATCTATTTTAATTAATGCGGATAGTGCAGGAAACTTTTTAACTTTATCAGAGGCTACACCAAACTTTCTTTTGAGACATTCTGATTTAACACACATACTATTAATAGGTTCTTCCGAACAAGTATGACCCGCAGTATCTTTTTTATAAGCTTTAATTTTTTGTTTTACTTTTTCATCGCCCCATATGTTATCGTAAACAATATAATTTCTTGCACCCTCTAAAAGTTTTTCCTCCCAATTGTCCGGATATTTCTTTTTAGCAAACACCATGTAGTTATAAATAAATCGATCTCTATAATCATCTAATTTAGATTTAGATAATCTTTGTAAACAAACCGGACCATCAACAAATTCATCTGCACCACCTGTTAGTTCAAGACGCATAAGTTCTGTTGCAAACTCTTCTAGATCTTCTTTACTTTTTGTGTTAGCCTCGACGACTTTTATAAATTGCTCAAAAGTAAACTCAGTTCCATCTAGATTCACACCTACTCTTTCATTACGATTATAATAAGGTAAGTTTATAAAGTTACCATTGATAGGTTTACTATCGGAGCCTATGCCTAATTGAGTTTGTTTTGGAAATATTTCTGTTGAAGCTTTAAGGTCAAAAGTAAATAATAATTTATCTAAAAAATTTCTTACAAAGCTAGCTTTAACTGGTTGATTAAAGAATACATATATGTGGAGTCCACCACTTTTAGATTTAACTGGAACTACTGGAATATTTTTTTTATCTATTATTTCTAAATACTTTCTTAAATCAAAGTTATCATATTCATCTGAGTCTATGTCTATGGCTCCAAACTTTGCTAACCCATCATCATCACATGGTTGTATTCCTATAGATTTTTTACCTGTAAGATGATCTAAATAATCTGACTTTAATAATTCTTTTGCTGCCCAACCGTACTTTAATTTAAGTTTACCTGTAGCAGGATCTTTAAATGCTGAATTGATATCAGCATAACCATAGTCTCTTTTAAGACCTGTAAATATATCTATAAATTTTTCTTCCATCTTTATATTTTGTGGGGTGGATCCACTCTCGCTTTGCCACCCCAGTTGCAACAATTCCTAACGGAATTTTAGTAGTGAGCTGCCCCATCAGTTGCTTTAGCGGTATCATCTTCACCATGTTTTACTTGAACATCTCCTTTAGAAATGCTTTCAGAAAAACTTCTAGCTTGTTGATACAACGCAGCATCCTCAATTGGACCTGTCTTGCTCACTTCCCAACCAAACCATGTACCTTTGTCGTTAGACTGTTGTACGGTCTTTAGTTGATAAAGATGGCTAAAAGATGCTGGTGTGAACAATCCGTCCTTACCTTGCATCTTAATACTTTGCATCATGCTATTCCATTTTCTACTAATTTTTAATTGAGTAGATTTCATAGCAATCAACGCAGTAGTTGGTGAAGAACTATTAACTAAAACAAAATGTTGCGCAGTCTTCTCAATATAATTACCATTAGGTAATCTATCTTTGAAATCTCCACCCCTAGTTGTTTTAGTCATGATGTCACTTGATGAAGGATAGATGTTGACAGGAGCACCTGATCCATCTTTTCCTCTATCTTTCCACTCAACATATTCGAGTTTGTAGTAACATGGAATCACTTGGACTCCTTTTTCACCATTGAAGAGTTCACCTGTTACTGAATTGTATATCATTCCAGGCTCTGCACCTTCAACATACTTGCCGTCTCTCTTGTTTACTTCAGGAGATAATTGACCAAGTATTTTAAGAAAGGGTAATGCAAGATCATCTTGTGTTACCGTTCCAGTTTGTATTGCTGCATCAGCTTCAAACACTACGTTTGTAGCCAGTGCACCATTCTTCTTTATCGTCGGTTCTTTGTTCATGTTTCTATTTCCTTGTTATTTTGGTTCTGTTTCCTGCGAACACGTTAAATAGATCCGTGGGCATCTCGAGACCCTTTTCGGTACGCTCACGGACCAGAGCTTTAAGTGTCATTGGTTCAACCTTTAACTTTTGGGTCGGTTGATACCCTTGACCTTGTGCAAGGTCAGCAAAACTTGCTGCCTTGTTATCTTCGTTACGACCAAAGGAAACGGTAACCATATTTTTAATTATGTCACCCAAGCCATTATTACGAAGCCAGTTAAATGCTTCTTCTTCTTTTGCTTTAGGAATTGAAGCACCATAGACAGGTTTGACTTCTACGCCAGCCCCATCTTCTAAACTAAATTTTGATATATTCATTTCTGTCATCATGGTAGGTATAACCTCTCCTGATAAAACGTCTATATCATTTTTAATTTTTTTTAATTCTTCTTCTCGTGATTTATATTTATCTTCCATGTCTCTTAATTTAAGGACTTGGGCAGATAGTTCTTTGATGTCATTCGTTTGCACGTTGGCCAACGAATCAACTTTGTCTTCTTCTAGATTTATACTCATTGCTTTTTACCTTTCGTAGTAGTTAATGATGCTGTTAATATAATGTCATAATATCCTATGTCAAGTTTAATCTTCAATCTTTCCTTGTTCATATATGTTAATTTCTATTGGATAATACATTTTTTCTTGTCTATCCCATTTTAATAAATTAAATTTTCCGTTGGTTTTTTCTGCCACAATTGAGCATGCAACCCCTATGATAGCTGGATCGCCTGTAAGTAGTAAATAATCTTTTTCTTTATATTTATCTAAAAGTTTTCTTAATTTAAAAATTAAAGGTCCAGGAGATAATATAATTTGAGAATGTTCTGGAAGTAATTGTACTAGTTTACCATATTTTTGCGCTCCCATAATATTAAATTTAGGACTACCTATTTTTGTTCCTGGTAATTCTTGTATCACATATACAATCGGCTCATTACTTTGAGTTGGTATTGTATTTAATGTTGTTAGCGCCATATAACTTTCCTATTGACTTGTTATACTGGTTTTGATATGCCTGTCAATAGAAAGAAGAAATACTATGAACTATAAATTTAAAACTAAGCCATATGAGCATCAATTAAAAGCTCTTAAGAAGTCTCATAATAAAGAATTATTTGCGTACTTTATGGAGATGGGTACCGGTAAATCTAAAGTGTTAATAGATAATGTATCTATGCTTTATGATAAAGGTAAGATAAATGGATTTCTATTAATAGCACCTAAAGGTGTTTATAAAAATTGGTTTGATTCAGAAATACCTACACACATGGTAGACCATGTTGAAAAAAAAATGGTGTTGTGGCAAGCCAACAT